ACAACCCTGATTGTTAAAACCACACTCTGTAATAGCAAAGACCTCTGGTCCTGATGACAGTGCATCAAGCAGTTCTGTGTACTGCACCACACCATTCTCAGTGCCGTCGTGGTCTTGGTTTTCTTCTACAAAAGTATTGTATTCTTCAATATCTTCTAGCTTGTGATAGTGAATGTTCTTGGCTTCAGGCAGAGAGTAGTTGCTAATATCAAGATTATAATAGTAGCAGTGAAACTCTATGCTAGGTTGCCAGTTTTCTTTAAACTCGTTAAGCAGTTTGAAGCCATTCTTTTTTAGCTTCTTCTCATCAAAGCATGTTACAATTTTATACGTCATAGGGTTTGATAATTCCTTTTCCGGCAAGGTAAGTATAGTCTCCGTTCCACTCAGAGGCATACCTTCCGTCAATGTCTCTTGCACATTTCCATTCTCTGAACCACGGTCCTCCTGTAGTGAAGTGTACATTCTTTGCCTCTATCTCCTCTGGTGAGTGGCCGTCAAGCCAGTTCCATTCCTGATGTATAGTTCCGATGTCGCCCTCTTTGTCCGGCAACCACTGAAAGCCGTGCAGCCATGAGCCTGTCTGCGTGTTAACTTCAAGCGGCGTCAGTCTCTTATTAAGTTCATGACCACAGTTCCAAAGAATAAGACTTGACCAGTTCTTACGGCGATATGTCTCCTGCTTACGTCCATCCATCTTATATTCTTCGGTGGGTTCATACTGATGTTTAACACAGTACAATGGATAATAATCCATGTTGTATTCTTCAAACAAATCATTGATGTCTGTGCGAAGATACATGTCGCAATCCATATACAATGCCCAACCTTGATACATATTCAAAGCCGGAACAAGAAAGCGTGTAAAACTAAAGTCTGTAGAGAAAGGCTTACCATCTATGTCATCAATCATCTGCCCATCTTTAACGGTGTGCTTACGATTATACAAACCCATACGCTCCACAACATCTTTGCGAATAGGCTTAACATCTACATTTTCAACAGCAATACGTTCGATAGTAAACTTTAGTACTTCATAGGCTACATCCTCTCTTGGATCATAGCCAATATAAACTGTGTTGGGTGCTTTCCTCATAATATCTCCTATGTAAAATGGGGGAGCAAACGCTACGCACTCCCCCAAGTTTCGTTACAGGCTGTAAATCTTTTCTTTCT